AGTCACTGCCGCAGAGCATGATGTGGTTGGGGTTGCCGTAGCGGCGCAGCTGCCGACGCTCGGCGCGGAGCACCTTGATCAGGGCCGAGGTGTCCGGGTTGGACGTGATCGGGCCGTCGCTGGCCTGTGCGGTGGCCGTCTGGTGGTCCGTGGTACGGGCCCGGTTGCGCCACAGGGCCTGCGTGGCCCGGTCGATGCCGCCGGGGGTGCCCACGGTGGGGTCCGTCGCGATCAGGTACTTGATCCCGGGCACCTCTTTCGCATCCTGCGTGCCGTCGGCCCAGAGCATGCTGTTCATGCCCTGCGCAAAGCCCTCGGACATATCCTCCAGCTTGACCTGCAGGATGTTGGCCAGACGGGTCAGTTCCCGGCGGGACTTCTGGGAGGTCTGACGACCGTTGGTGTCCACGATGCCGATGCCGTCCCGCAGCAGCTCGTCCACGGTCATCTCGATACCGCAGTGGATCATCTTCCACGGGTATTTCGCTTCCTGAATCGGCGTCGGGTTGACGAAGGTCAGGGTGTCGCGACCCTCAAAGCCCTCGATGCCGCTCTGGGTCTCGAAGACCGGCCGGGTGGTCAGCTCGCCCTTGCCGCCCGGGAAGTTATCCTGCTTTCCGCGGAGGGCACGCAGGAGGGGCTTTTCCTGCAGGTGCTGGTAGAAGACCTTGCCACGGTCCATGTGGAAGTCGAGTGCCGCATTGGCGATGTTGTCGAGTTCAGCCTGAGTCAGGGCCATGATCTGTTACCTCATTTGCTGTCTGCCGCTTGCAAGACCGCGTCAAGATAGGACTGCGGTTCAGGACTGGCGGCGGGGGTATTCCCCGTGTTTCCACTGCTCGGCCCGGGTCGAATTGCCTGCCGCTGCGGTCGCATCCGGCGCAGACCGTCCTTCACGTTGCCGTAGGCCTGTTTGGCCAGCTGTACGGCTTGCTCCGGCGTCTGCGGACGCTGTTGCGCGGCAAGGAAATGCAACTCCTTGGCCACCCACTGCTTCATGCTCGCGTAGTCCGGGTCCCGCTTACTGACATCCGCTTCCCAGTTGTTGAGTGCGGTCCGCTGGGCCTCCACTGCGGCCTTTTGCCGCTGGGCCTGTTCCCGCTCTTCCGCCTGCTGCTGGGCCAGTGCCGACCGTTGCTGATCGAACTGACTCCTGCTGCGCAGGTTGGCGATCTCCCGTGCCCGGGCCTCGGTGATGTACCCCTGCTGCACCTCCTGCTGGAGGTCTTGGGGCAACCCGGAGTGTCCGGTCACCTGATCCAGCACCTGCAAGTGCCGCATCAGCTGCTCGCGGGCCGCAAACGGGTCGTGCTTCATCAGGGCCATGATCTGGAACCCTTGCGCCACCTCTTCATTGGTGAGCTGGTTCCGTTCCATGAACGACTCGATCTTCTGGAACTCCTCCGCGTGCGGCCGGTACTCCTCGGCCATGTTGCGGTACTCGTTCCGTTCCCGAATGATCTGCTTGAATCTCGGGTGCTTCCCGAACGGCAGGTTCGCGTCGGACTCCTCTTCGGTCTTCTCGCCTTCGTCCTCTTCGGACTCGGCCTCGACTACCGTTTCGTCTTCCGACTCTTTCTGTTCGTCCTGTTCGGGCTCTTCCGACTCTTCTTGCAGGGCATCGGGGGAAGCCTCGTCGTCCTGATTGTCTGCAGTTTCCGCCTGCTGTCCGGTTTCGAGGTTTTCGTCTGCCTCAAAATCGGACCCGCCAGCCTCGGTGATCGCTTCGAGCAGACCGCTTCCGTACTCGGTCGCGCTGTCCGTGATCGGGCCTTCGTTACGCTCTCGCGGGGACGAATCCGCATTCACGTCTGCGGTGGATGAGGCCGCACTCTGATCATCCGGCTGAATCGTGCTGTCTGCCGGGGGCGAACCGGCTTGGTCCTTGTTCGGGTCCATTACGCCTCCAAGATTGTTGAAGTGGATTATAGCAGGAAGTTCCCCGTAAACAACAAGTTACGCATACGGAACCGATGGGCCCGGGGCCGGCGCTGTCGGAGCCGGCTGACCGGTGGTGTCCGGCGGACCGGACGCGGCATTGTTCGGGCCCATGTTGGTGTCGCCTTCGGGCATCGCCGGCGCGTTGTCTGCGCCGGCTGGGCCCTGCGCGTTCGGATCGGTGCCGGGCTCGCCGGTGGCGGGCTGCGTCTGCGAGTTCTGCGCCACGATGGACGGCATGCCCTGCAGGAAGGCCTCGTCGAGATCCAGCCGGTCGTCGAGCCGCTCCACGGCCTGCTCCAGCAACCACTTCGGGTTCATGTTGGGGATCTGGAGCAGGAACGGGGCCAGCCGCTCGAAATTCTGGATCTCCTGCGCCTTGTTCGGCCGGCCGCTGGACCCGGCCTTGACCTCCAGCCACAGTTCCTTGGCCACCTCGTCCGCGGACAGCTCGGGCCAGACCGCTCCGGGGCCGGCAATCTCCTGAACCGTCTCCGCGGACATCTCCAGCAGCAGAAGCTGGCTCGCGCTGCGGGCCAGATCCGTCAGGAAATCGTCGAGGTCGTCGATGTTGGACCCGACGGCCGTCATGCGGCTGGCCTCGGCAATGCTGGACTCGGTGGCCGTGACACCGGACGCGCCGCCGATGTTGGCCTCTTGGGACCCGGCGGTCTTCAGGATGTCCTCGAAATAGCTGTTGACCTCGTACAGGTTCGGGTCGATGGGCGCGTGCGGGACCTGCTGCAGCACGTCGGTGATCTTCTGCCCCGGCTGCAGACCGTTCAGCTCGACCACGGTGTGGGCCGCGGAACTGGTCAGCTCCGCCTTGTCTGGCTCGTCCAGCATGCCCTTCGGAGACACGTGCTTCGGCCGCGCCGCGTCGCGGTGCTCGCGCAGACGCTGTCTGGCGATGTTGTGCTCGACCTGCATGTCCCGCAGCAGGGCCACGTCGGAGGGCGGGAAGATGTCGTACTCGTCTTCCACCTCGTTGAACGTGAGCGTGAACCACGGCCAGAACCGTTCCAGCCTGACCGGCGGCGGGCTCGGGGGCTGCAGGAAGTCCGGATACCCGTCCGCGATCACGTAGAGCATGCGGGTCCGCTTGTCGTAGACCTCCCAGACGCAGACCTTGTCTTCGTCCTTGACGTCGGGGATCTCGCCCTCGTTGTCCACGTCCGTCGCGTGCTGGGCCGGGTCGCCGCTGTCCTTGTACTCGGCGCTGTAGCGGGTGAAGCTCTTGCCGACGTCGACCCCGTAGGTCTCTTTCACCACGTCCGGGTCCAGCAGGAACTCCTGCGCCACGAACTGGCAACCGACGAAACCGTCAAGATTCCGACAGGCCGTGTCGGGGATGATCGAGGTCGAGGGAGGGTAGTCCATGGACAGGCCTTCGCGGACGACCATCTGCTCTGTCTGCTGGGCCTGCTCCAGAAGCAGACGCAGCTGCTCCAGATCGGCCTCCCCGTCCTGAATCTCCTTGTCCTGCCGGTCCGCAAGCAGGCGCTCCAGCACGGCGATCTGTTCGGTCAGGTCGTTGATCCGGCCCTGATCTTCCGGGCTGCGCTCGAACGACCGGTGATAGCCCATCTTCACGTAGCCGACGCCCGTAGTTACAGCGCGGCGGACCAGCTTCTTCATGCTCTTCTTGAAGGAGGGCTGTTGTTCCTGCACTTGATGCTCGTAGACAACTTCGAGCGTCTTGCCCATCTTGTTGACCAGCTCCTTGCGCCGGGTGCCCTCCTCCACGTCCTGCAGCAGCTCCATGGCCTGCTGCACTTCGGGCACCATCATGCCCATGGGGCCCGCCTGCTGGGCCATCATCATGACCTGCTGGGCCTGCATCAGGCTGTCCGGATTGCCGTCCCAGACCCGGAAGTCCAGCGTATGCCGGCGGTGCGCGATGGCCTTGGGGTTCTTGGCGTATAGCCCCGCTACACGCTGCGACACGATGCGCAGGGTCAGGTTGGCCACGTACTCCGATTTGTCCTTGTCTTCCCGCGTCTGCCCGGGCCACTGATAGCCGCGGACAAAGCGCATGTCGTCGCGCATGCGGTCGAAAGCGTATTTCCAGTGCGCCCGGGCCTTGCGCACCCGGTCGCCCCACAGCTCCACAAGGGCCGCTCGGGCCTGCTCCGGCTGCGGCGTCTCCCGACGCATGCCGCTTGTCTGCTGCGTGTCTGCCGGGGTGGCGCTGGCTCCGCTCACGGGCGGGCCGTCAATTCCGGTGGTTTCAGGGTCCATCAGCTCAAGTACCTGTTTTCATGGCTTTTTTCCTGTCTCAGCCGCTTCGACGACTCCAGAATCCACTGGATGCTGCCCGTCGGGGGCCTCTTGTCCCGAATGATTGGCCGCGCAGCCGGGACCTGTTCCGACAACCCTATACCGATCCACGCTAAAAAGTCCACAAAATCATCGTGTTGCGTGTGCGGGAAGTTCAACAGCTGGTCCTTTGCGTCGGGCCACCACGGGGCGAAGCGCGGGAAATACACCTTGCCCATGGCCATCCGACCCTGAATGGCCTGCGCACGGGTCATCTTGTCCTTGGCCGGGGTCTTCTCGACAAGACTCACGTAGACCGATTCCTCCAGCATCCGCTTGCGCAGGAACGGACCGATGGACTTGCTGATGTGGCCCTTCTCCGCCCACCAGAACAGGGGCCGGTGCTCGCGCATCAGGGCCAGCATGCTGTCCACCGAGGTCTCGGTGTCGATCTTGCGCCAGACAAGGTCCGGCAGCACCCAGACGTTGTTCTCTTCGTCTACGCCAACCACGCCCATGCAGGTGCTGTCTGCGGACTGCTCTTCCGAGACCGCGTGGTCCGA